TAAGCCAACTAAAGAGGGAAAGTAAGTAGCCAGCTTGATTGGGATTCTCTTTTAGATTTTTACATTGGTCAGGTTGGCACAAACCCAGATACATTTTGGAAAAACACCTGGAAAGAAAATCATCTACTAGGTGAAGCTCACATGATTAAAACCAACTTACAATGGGAACAAACCAGGTATTTGGCTGCAATGCTATATAATGTAAATTGTGATAAAAAAAGTCAAATGATCACACCTGATAAACTTTTCCCATTGCCTCAAGATATTTATTTAGCTAAAGGCAAACCAAAGTCAACAAAAGAACAATATTTAAAATTTAAAAAACGACTAGACAAACTAGAAGCTAAAAAAAAGAGTGGCTAGATTTTTTGTATTTTTGATAAAAAATATTTCATGGCAAAGTTAAGATTAGATTTACAGCTTACTGGGTTCAAACAAGCGCAAGGCAAATTAAAACAATTTGGCAGTAAAATGAAATCTGTTGGTGCTAGTTTGCAAAGGTTTAGTTTACCATTGGCTATTGCTGGTGGTGCTGCTATAAAAATGGCAGCAGATTTTGATAAATCAATGACCAAAATACAAGCACTAGTTGGAGTTACTGGAAGTGCATTTAATGACTTAGAATTATCTGTTAAAAAGTTTGCTAGGGAAACTGCCATTAGTAGCACCGAAGCGGCTGATGCAATGTTTTATATAACATCAGCTGGTTTAAGAGGTGCTGATGCTATTGACACATTAAATATATCTCTAAAAGCCGCAGCATCTGGTTTAGGTGAAACTGAAACCATAGCAAGATTAAACACAGCCGCTATGGCAGCTTATGGCAAAGAAAATTTATCAACTGCTGCGGCAACTGATGTTTTGGTAGCAGCAGTAAAAGAGGGAAGATTAGATGCATCACAATTAGCTGAATCAATGGAAAGTGTTGTATCTGTATCTGCTGAAATGGGTGTTGAGTTTAGTGAATTAGCAGCGGCATTCGCAGCAGTTTCTAAAACTAATTCAAATGCATCAATAGCAGCAACTGGATTAAGAAGCATTTTAACCACATTATTGAACCCAACAACACAAGCTAGAGATGTTTTAAATAGTTTAGGGTTGAGCGCTGATACTATTAGGCAAAAAATTAAAGATGATGGTTTATTGTCAACATTAAAATTGTTGACTGAAAGATTTGATGGTAACGCTGATGCAACTGCAACTGTATTTGGTAATGTTAGAGCTTTAGTGCCAGTATTATCTTTAACTGGTAAAAGTGCTGCTGAAGTTGATGCTTTGTTTGCTAGAATGAATAAAACACAAGGTGAAACTCAAAAAGCATTTGACAGAACATCAAAAAGAGCAAGTTTTCAATTAAAAAAAGCAATGAATGATGCTAAAGAATCTTTTAAAGATGTTGGAACAGTTTTATTGCAATCTTTGCTACCAGCTTTTCAAAATTTAAGTAAAATTATAGTTTCTTTATTTACAAAGTTCCAAAATTTAGATGGCACTTTACAGCAAATGATCATTGGTTTTGGTGTTTTAGTTATAGCATTACCAACATTAATAACATTATTTGGCAGCTTAACAAGTATTGTCGGAGCTTTATTATCTCCAATAGCTTTAGTTGCTGCTGGCTTAGCTGGTATTGCTTATATAATAGCTACAAACTGGAGTGAAGTTGCACCAGTTTTAGTTGGTTTATATAATCAATTTGTTGATTTATATAATTCATCACTAGGATTAAGATTAGCAATATTTGGTTTAGGGGCAGTATTTAAAACAGTTTTTATAGGTGCAAAAACTTTAGTTTTAGAGTTTAGTAATTTATTTACTACGATGTGGAAACTTATCAAAGAATTTTCTGAAAAGGGAATGAATGGAGATTTTTTAATGATTTTAGCTGGTGGTTTTAATAAAGGAGAACAAATTGCAAAAGATGGTGCTGATGAGATTGGCAATGCTTTTGTTGATGGGTTTGTTGATGGTATTGGCTCACAATTAGAACATAAAACAGTCGATCAATTAAATACATCACTGACAAATGCTGGTAATAAAGTTAAAGGATTATATACTAACTTTTTAAATCAAATAGGTATCGGCACTGGTGGTGGTGGTGGTGGTGAATCTGAAGATCAATCTGGTGGTGGTGATGTTAAAGCTGTTCAAGATATAGATAAAGTAGAGAAAAAAACTGATCAACTTAAAGAAAAATTTTTAAACTTAGCATTAACATCAAACATGGTCGGTGAGGAGATTAGTAATGCATTTATGAGTGCTTTTTCATCAATGATGGAGGGCGAAAACTTTTTTAAATCTTTAATAAAAGGTTTAATGGCACTAATTAAAAAATTGATAGCGGCAGCAGTAGCGGCATTTGTATTATCTACTATACTAGGTGGTTTAGGTATTGGGGGTATAGAAAAGGGTACTAAAGGTTTTCAAAAAATGTTTGGTCAGCTTTCTGGCTTAGGTAATGTCAAGGAATTTGCATCTGGGGGTATAGTTAATTCGCCAACTTTAGGATTAATGGGTGAGTATCCTGGTGCTAGAAGTAATCCAGAAGTTATTGCACCACTTGATAAACTAAAATCAATGATCGGTAATAGGGCATCATCAAACGTACAAGTAAGTGGCCAATTTGCACTAAAAGGTCAAGATCTAGTTGTTGCATTACAAAGAGCAGATAGAAATAGAAATAGAATTAAATAATGGCATACGAGGTAAAATTTAGATTAGAGTTTTCAGATGTACTTGGCAATGGCAAAAAAATAGAAATTTTAAAAGATGGTTATAGCGATACCGGACCAGTATATGATTTAGTAGCGACAGATGATCCTTTACAAATTACATGGGATCAAGATGATAATTTTTATGATCCTATAATCGGCTCAACTTGTCAAATAAATCTTTTTGTTACAGATTTAACAAATTATGATAATTTTTATGATGCAGATGAGAGAGAATATAAAATAAAAATTTCTTATAAAGATTCTGGTAATAATTATCAAACCTATTGGCAAGGTTGGTTATTAGTTGATCAGTTTCAAGAAGCTGTTACAACAACTCCTTATCCTATAACTTTAAGAGGTTATGATGGTTTGGGTAGTTTAGATGGTTTTACTCAGCCATTAGTTACCTCAAGCGGTACTGAACTTGCTGGTGTTTTTATGGTTCATATACATGAAATTTTAGAAAATATAGATTTAGGTTTTGATATTTATGTGTCAAATGATATACAAAGAGATGGTGCAACAAGTGGATATAACGTAATTGACCAAGCATCATGTGCTGCTAGTAGTTTTTTTTCAGATGGTGTTGATCCGAAAAACTGTAAAGAAGTTTTGGAGCAAATGTTAAAATTTACAAACTCAAGAATTTTTCAAAGTTATGGCAGATGGTATATAATTAACAATTCAAGTTATAGTGAACAATCGGTTAAAGATACAAGTGCATCAACAGCTAATGGTGGCACAATACCAACTGGTATTAGGGCCGCTGAAACATCTAGTTTACAAACTAATAATGATGAAGACATAAAATTTCATATATACAATTCAGCCGGCACTTATCAATCAACAAGTACAGTTGATGTTTTATCAATAATTCCGAGCGATTTACAACCTATTGGCAACAATTTAACTAAAGAATATTTGCGACCAATAAAGCAATATACACAATCTGTTAATATGGCTGGGTTTTTCAGCACTAATATTATAGGTAATTCTGGGTTTGAATTTGGCACATCAGGATGGACATTAACAAATAGCAGTGTTGATAATACTTTTAGTTTTCAAGGTGATGCATCTTTAAAATCAACTAATATACAAACATCAGCTAGCGGAACTAGTGTTACAGCTGAACTAGCAAATTATATTGATGAATCTGGATCAGATTTTATAGGTTATAGCTTAAAACTAAATAATTTTTTTAATTCAACATCTGGTCAAACAAGAGGTTTTAGATGGCAAGTTAAAGCAGTCGCTTTTACAATACCAGGTGATCCGCCAATAGCTACTAGATACTGGGGTGCTAACGATACATGGACAACAACAGCTACAATCAATGAAGTTGAGGTTGTTAATAATAGAAGATGGAAGTCATATACATTTAACATCGGTTCTTTGCCAAATAATGCTTGGAGATTGTATTTTTATTTATATGATCCATACCAAGTTAGTAGCACATCAGGATTTACAGATACACATTGGGATTCAATAATATTCGATAAAGTATATATAAATTCTAGCGGCCAAAGATCTGAAATATTTGAAAAATTTGATTTATTGCAATTTATAAGGAAAAGAACTGGTAATTTTTCTGGTGTTCTTAATTTAGATGGCTTAGTGCTAACGAATGAGGAATATGGTAAAGTTTTTGGTGATTGGTATAGATCAAGAGACAAAACAAATTATTTAAAATCATTAGAACAAATTACAACTCAACAAGTTATAAATGATTACAGAGATTTTGTACTTAGATATGAGGGCGATTTATATAACAATAATGTATTGCCTTTAGGATTACATAATAAAATATGGGTTAACTTTGGTTCTAGTATATTACAAGAGCCAGTTAGTTGTTATATTGATTCAATGAGTTATAATGTTAAGAAAAACACATACAGCATAGTGATGCACATACCAAACCAAGATGATGATTTATCATCTACTTTTGTTTTAAAATTTTAAACTTTTTTCTTTTCCTTGTTTGCTGCGAAACCCCTTTAGTGCCTAACACTTTAGGGGTTTCATTTTGTAAATAA